ATTTGCTAAAGTCGCATTTTCTAAAACATCTGTAGTTTCAGTATAAGCTACCGTATCTCCTGTTGCCGCTACTGTTGCCACTGTTCCTGAGAAATTTCCAGCAATAGTTCCTAATGAACCAGCAGTCGTTGTCCAAACTGGTGCATCGCTTACTGTAAGTTCAGCACTGGCAGTTCTAACTGCCAATCCTGAATTTAATTCTATTCTAATATAATAAGTTCCATCAGTAGGTAAAGTACATCCAACCGTTAATTGTGTTGTTGAATCTCTAGTAACACTACTAGCGGCAGTAATCACTCCTGTAGAACTTTGAAACTCTACCGTTGGTATTCCACTTCCACCAAAATTAGTTCCCACAATAACCACTGAAGTTAAATCGTTAGTTACGGTACTAGGTGTAACTGAAGTAAAGGTTGGATAAGTTTCAACTCCAATTCCTGTAATCGATCCCCCTAAAGAAACCGAACTTCCATTAATCGAAATAGCACTATTCGCCAGTTTAGCATTAGTCGCTGCTGAATTTAAAATTTTAACCGTTGTTACCGCATCGGTTGCTAAAGCCGTAGCATCCACTGCACCTGCTGCAAAATCAGCGGATGTTAAAGCGGTTGCTGGTGGTTGTCGCCCAATGTAAGCCATTGTTTATTTTTTAATCTCCTATGTACTAATTGTATCTATAACTGAAACGGCAGTATCTAATGATGTTGCTGTATCGCTAACGGCTGCAATCTTATCACCTGAAGCTAAAACAATTTTACTACCTCCATCAATCAGTTCTAACGAACCTCCTGCTGGAATAGGAACTGTTTTAATCAAATAATAATTGGTTGCAGAACGGATAATATAAACATCTACATTAATTGTAGTAGCTGCTACATTTGCACATCTGATTCCAATTACAGCATCGTAACTATCAGCAACAGCAAGAATGTCCACTGGAGATGTTCCTGTGTTTCTTGTTATTTGATTTCTGAAGTTTTGAGCCATGTTATCCTCCTATTAAAGTGCTACACTCATTGCAATACTGAATCCAGCAGATGCTTTCGTATCTAATTGATCTTGAGCATTAGAGCTTAAACTATTAATGTACTGAAATTCCGTATCACTAACTGTTCCGTTTGCAATTTTTGCTGCTCCAATACTATCTATTGCCAAATTAATTGTTCCTGTGCTGGTAATTGGCGAACCAGTTATTGTAAATTCACTTGCTCCTGCATCAGCCACTGCAACCGAAGTTACCGTACCTCCTGCACTTGGAAAAATTTGAGTAAAGGTAATAGACGCTACACCGATTGTACCACTATCTGTCGTACAAAGCCACATGGTATCAGCATTTGTTGTACCTTCTTTTATAATTGTTAATTGTCCAGCTAATTCAGCAACCGTATTAAAATCTGGATCTCTTGAAGCTGTCCCTGAAGCCACTACTACATAAATTCCATTTTGAGAAGTAGTCGTTTGATTTTTAACTAATACTTTGTCGTCTGTCGCTAAAGTAACTCCGTCTAATGTATCTCCATTTTCAAGATCAGTTGCTAATGAAATGTTAGCCGTTGTTGCTGAACGACAAATAATTCTTGTTTTTAATCCTGTAACTAAATTATCGACATACGTTTTTGTTGCAGCATCAGAACCTGCACTTGGAGAACCTAATCCTGTAATCGTACCTCCAGAAATTGCTACTCCACTTGCCGCTTGAATTGCCATTGAAGCTAATCCTAAAGAAGTTCTAGCTGTTGAACCTGTTTCCGCTACCCAGTTTGAACCTGAGCCTACAATAAAATTACTATCGGTTGTTGAAAGTCCTGCAATATCTGCAAGTCCTGCATCATACGCTTGGACATTAGTTCCGATAGCTAAACCTAAATTGGTTCTTGATGTTGAAGCTGAAGCTACATCAGATAAATCACTTGCTGCTACTAATTTTGTTCCTAGTTGAGTTTGAATAGCAGAAGTTACTCCTGATACATAACCTAATTCTGTTGATGTAGTTGCTGATACTCCAATTTTTCCTGAGCCATTTGATAAAACTGCTTTGTCGGCAGTTAAATCAGAAGAAACAATGGTAGTGGCTGCTCCAGTTATGGTAGCTCCCTTAGCATCTAGTTGAGTTTGTGCATTAGAGGATAAACTATTTATATATTGAAATTCTGTTGTTGAAACTGTGCCATCTCCAATTTTAGTTGCTGCAATTCCTGTTGGAATAGAATCATCATTTTTAGATAAAGCTGCAAGATAAACATAAGTAATGGCTTCACTAGATAACGAACCTGAATCCCAAGTTACATTAACTGTTGTATTTGTTGAAAAGGATGAACTAGAAATCGTTCCATAAATTGTACTAGGAGTGGGTGCTGTAAGTTTAATTCTTCTTCCAGCATGATAAACAGATGTTACATCAATTCCTGCTATGGTAAATGAAGTGGATGAAACATACGCATACGTTACACTTGCATTACCATCTCCGTATTGAACCCATTGCGAATCATTAAACCAATCTCTAGTATTTTTCATTAATGCTCTTAAAGCATTATTCAAATTACTAGGTAACATTCCTTCTGCTACATTAATGGTATTAAGTGATGTATTATCGGCTTGGGTTGTTGAGTAATCTTTTATATTTGTTGTCATTTAATCTATAAACCATGAAAACGCTTTAGCATTTTCGTCATTATTTTTATTTATTAAAACATTCACCGCTTCTTCTACTTGTCTTTGGAAGAACTCTTGGTGTTCCATACTATAACGAATATTGTCTATATTAATATCTGTAGCCATTATCGTTGTCCTGCTCTTGATGCAATAAAATCAACACCTTGTGCATGAGTCCAAGTTGATCCTGCGGCAATTTTAACATTCGCCCTAACATATCTTCCTGATGATCTTACTGGTACTGAACCGCTAGTTACCATTGAGCTATAAGAAGATGTAGTAGCATCGTTTGCTAATCGTTCCCTTGTTGTAATTGCAACCGTTGCCGTTGCATCTACAATGGGTCTGACTTCCGTTATATCTGATCTTAATCCAGGAAACAACTCAATTTCTCTTGTTTCAATTTCCACATCATTACTGTTACCAGAAAAAATAGCCGCCTTATAATCTCCGTCTATAGCTCCTAAATATCTTTGTCCTCCTAACCAAAAAGCCGTATCTAAAGCAATATTAATATTATCTAAGTTAGAGGATATTAAATCCATTGTTTCTACCGTATAAGCTCCAACGAATTGAGAAAAGATGGTACTAGCCGTTGCTTTGGCAAAAGACCATTTTTCAGTAACATAATTATAAATTAATAATTTATCACAAATTCCTGTGGTATTCGCTTGATTGTCCGCACTTGGATATAACCAAATGGCTAAAGTATTAAAAGGATCTACCGCAGCTACGATTCGATCTGAAAAGGCTTTATCTAAATCTATATCAAAAAAACGATTAACTTTTTCAGCTCCAATCGGTTTGATATTATCTCCTTGCACTTCAAAGAAACCATCATCGGCATAGAAGAAAACCCTTCTATTATCTTGGCAAACTGTTTTTCCATAAACTGCACCTCTGTTTGGTGAAACCACAGAAAATCTAAATACGGTTGAGCCACCCACATAATCCATACGAACAATTTCATTTTGTCTAAAAATATAACCATACTCCCCAGAAGTGATGGCTACAATCTGTCCACCTGATCCTGGTAAGTCTTGGTAGTCGGCTTGTTTTGATCCTGCTGTCCAAGTGGTAATATCATTAATTCCTGCCCATTGAACTCTATTAGTTGCTCCACTAATATTTCCTGTTATTAAAAAATCTCTTATCACTCCTGATGTTCTGAATAAAGGAGGAGTACCATCTGTTGCAATCGCTGAAAGATTAGCAAAGTTTGTTGAAGTTCCCATTAAATAATATTGGGGTGTGTCCACTCCATTACTAACAATGAGATAATCTCCAAATTGAGTAAAGGTAAAATAATCTGTATCTCCTCCAGTTAAACTTGATTTTCTTGAAGTAAAAGTTCCTGAAGATAATTGATAAATGTTTGTTTTGGTTGCAGCAAAATTATAGCTAGTATTATCAGTGGATCTAAATGAACCTGCTGCTTTAGATAAAGCTCCAATATTATTAGAGCTATAAGTAGTTAAGGAAGGAAAAGGTTTATAACTTCTAGCAGCAAAATAAACATTCTTTGCTACATTCGCACCAGGATTCATAAACTTAGGTTGATCTGGTAGCCATTCTCCAAAAGGTAATTGCATTATAGTCCTAACTGTTATTGGTTAGAATTGCTACATTGTTACTTTGAAAAGGTGCAGCAACTGTTACATCAGAACGCTGTTGTAAAGGTGAACCACTCCAAGTGTCTTCTTTGTCGTTTCTTTCTAGTCGTTCCATTCCTGATGTATAAAGTCTTAACCAATTTTGTAATTTCGTTGGTTCAATACCTCCTAAAAAATTAGCGGCATGATAAAGGGAACCATATAAATAAATACCTGGATGATTAGTTAAAATATAATTTGTGGGATCGGAGCCAGATAAAGCAGTAATAGCTTTATAATAATTTAAAGTTGCTGTGTAAGTCGTATCAGGAGTTGCAGCAAATCTAAAATTATCTCCTATAATCGTATAGCGTTGCGGTGTCCCAGAAGTAGAACTTGCATAGATAGAATCCATTTGAGATGGAGTTGTGTAAATTAAAGGTTTTTTAACAGCTCCTTGAACAATATAAAAATCTCTGACTTGTAAAAATCCTGTCGGTAAAGCTACCGTTTCTGCTGAAACAGAGAAGGAAGAATCTGTAGTCTGCATCTTTCTAATTCTTAATTTAGAATTATATTCGGATTCAACTAATTTAATAAAATCATCAGAAATCTCATCGGTTAAATCAGAACGATTTAGCCAATTTGCTATGGATGTTTTTAATTCTGTATATGTGGATAATGCCATTATCTACTCCTACTTAATTTTCTTAATGTTATTGCTAGTCTAGCTCTTTGTCCTAACTTACCACCCTTCTTGGCAGCCGATTGTAATTTCTTTAGGGGAATCTTTTGTCCTTTTTTAATCTTTAAAGATTTCCTTAAAGCTCCAGGTTTTTTAATTGCTCCTTGAATCCAATTCTTTTTAGCCACTATAAATTTCCTTGTGCAGTTTTAAAATATTGATATTCATTACTATTCAATTTCTTTTTTAGAATTTTATTTTGAATAACTTTAGGAAGACTGAACCAATTATTATCACCGTTATATTCTTCAGCCCAAATCTGTAATGCTAAAATAGGAATAGAAGCCACTCTTTTCAAAGTTCTGTCTTTGTTGTAGCCATCATTTTTAGTATAGAGTTCTTTATTGGTTTTAAGGTGAGGATCAATATTAAGTTGTTCTTTAATAACGATTTTCTTTTCCATTTCATCGCTAATAAAATCAGTTCTTTTTAAACCATCAATCTCTGTTTCTTTCATCTATTTGCCTTGACCTCTAGTTTTTTTTCTTTTTGGTATTCGTTTTGAGCATACTTTCGCATGACGACCTGGTCTTTTTTTTTTAGTCCTTTTATGATAATTATTTACCCCATATTTGGGTAAATTACCCATTAGGACATTTCAGTAACATAACAATCACCAGTGCCTAACGCAGCAAATTTAACTCCCTGCTCAGGAACTTTAATTATTTCTACTGTAGCAGCAGGAATATATAAGTCTGCGGCAGTAGCCGTAGGTGTTGCAGCAAAAGCTATATTCATAGCAGCCGTTGCAACAATTCTTACAAATACTGTATCTTCATTAAAAGCAGTTGATGATGCAGCAGTTGATCCTGATGGCGATATTTTGTGTGTTGTGCCTGGTGCTAATCCGTAATTATAAGCCATTTGTTTTTTTCTCCTTAATTAATTTTAGAGGGTGGAAAAACCGCTAGGTCAGAGCCACCCCCAAGTCTTGTTATACTACCTTCTGATAATAATTGTAAAGGTAGCAATGATAGCGTTTGCTCCTGCACCGTCAGTTGCTAATTCAATGTAATCATCTTCAGAGCAAGTATTTGCTCCAGTTGGCTCACAAGAATCAACATCTCCAGCAGCCGATCCAGATTGTGTAATCGTAATCGTACCACCAGTAATCGCAGTTCCGTTAATTTTTGATGTTATTACTGTATCAGAAGTAATAAAAGCACCATCAATAACTGATTGGATTTTAATGACCCTTCCACCATCAGGTACTGGTACATAGACCGACCCAGCAGTGTTAATAGTAGTCATTTTAACGGTTATGAAATAATCGTTAAGTGTTCTCATATTTTTTTCCTCATTGTTCCGCCCTCAATCTAATCTAAGGACTTCAATGTTAATATAAATGCAAGGGGAGCAGATTTTTTAGATTACTCCCCTCACACCGTTAGATATTACGAAGTAGTTACGTCTGTAATTAATCCGCTTGATCCTTCATTCTTTGCTTCAAGAGTGTATTCAACTACTAAGAACCTTTGATCTGCATCCGCAGTTTGAGCAGGTTTTTGTAATTTGAAATCCCTCAAGAACGATACTGCCCAGAAATCCATTTCTAGGAGTAAAACATCTTGTCCTCTTCTAACAGCACTTGCGTTGGCTTTTCTAATCCAACGATTCGGTATGACTTGCATCGTACCAAAATCTGATTCGTAAACATCAATAGAAGTCATAAGTCTTTTATCTTCTGCTTTGTCGAATCTAGTTGCACCACCTGTGAAGAAAGATAGTTTTTGTTTATTGAAGCCATTAAGCATAATGACATTAGGGTTTCCACCATTGTCCCAAGTAGTCTTCAAAGTTGAACGCAGTAAAGTTTCTGTGAACGCCCTTTGAGTACCATCTGTTCTAATGGCTCCTGCACCAGCTCCTGATCCGCCAGTTCCAGCAGATACATTAGAGGTCATCCAAGTGACAACTCCTCCTAATGCTCTT